ATGATTCATCTAAAATTGTTACAGATACATTAGGTCGTGCCATTTTATCTCCTTGAAATATATTCGTCTAAAATATATATTCTTTTGAAGATTTTACAAAATAATTAATACAACCAGTAAGATGTGCCAAAATATTTGGTAGAATCACCGTCTTTATTGAACCAGCGATCTTCCCCATCCCATTCCCCATCTGGATTTTGACCATCCTCTATATAAAATGGTATAATCTCTGCCTCAATTTTTTCAATATCTTTATTGAAGAGATCTATTCTTAGATCTCTGTTGGTCAATCCCTCAAAGAAGTCTTGTCTAGTAGCCCATGAGAATAGAACTAAACACATGACAAGATCGTCTGTATGACCTTCATCTGCCGCGAAAGATTGACCATCTGCGACGAAAGTTGTCAATTCATCGATTGTGTCGGCATCATTTATGACTAATTTATCTTGCTCTATAAGATTTTTTAAAACCGCACATCCTAATTTTTTGACAGGAAGTGTAGTTCTTACACCCAAAGCTACTCTTTTGGCCCCCATGCCAGACTCAGTAATTATCTGACCCTTGGTTCCTTTGAAAGCTGATTTAATCAAATTTTCATATTCCAAATCATAATGAAGAATATCTGCGACTTGACTTCCTATATCGTTAACTTCTACTAGCACATAGGCTTCATTATACTTCTTGCCAACAGCTCTAATGTATGATGGAAGAAGAAGAGGAGATACTACATTGCTTTTAAACCTTGCTACAAGACGATATGGGAACTCAGAGATGTCTATAACGGAAAAGGCACTGTTGTCTCCTCCTTGCCCTCTAGCGACATCTACGGTGATAAAGTAGGTATGGTCCGAAGTACCTTTTTCTTCGTCACCCTTCAACGGTTCTTCATAGATTAGTAATCCTTCTTTGTTTCTTTGTCTAGGATTACCATAACTCATTACATTTAATTTTTCTGCATCTATAAGAGTATTTGCAGATCCAATAAAAGAACAATTGAATTCTGCCTCAAACTGCCTCTCCGAGGTATTTTTTATCTGTTGTTCTTTCCATTCCTCATCTCTGAGTGGACCTCCTGGATATTGAGGAACTTCTTTCCAATCAACTTCAAAGGATTCATATTCATTTTGTCTAGAAACAGACCCTTTCCATAATTGGTAATACATATTCAACCCTTTTGGGGTTGAAATGATGATCATTTGTGTGCTTTGACCAGCTGTAATGGTGGGGTATACAGAAGAGAAGAACTCGTCTGCAACTGTTGTTGGAACGAACGCGAACTCATCAAGGAAGATGATATTATAAGATCCACCACGGATGGCGGATGAAGAGGTAGCAGCTGCTAGGATTTTAGATCCATTTTCAAGTTGAATGGATCCTTTATTCCATTCCACAATACCTTGTTGCAGCCACCAAGGTAAATGTTCATATGCTTCGCGAACTCTTCCCAAAATATCTCTTGCTGTGGTTAATTTGTTTGCAAGAATAGCAACGCTCATATTCTGATTGAATAAAATCTTGTGAAGAAGATAGCAACAACCAACGGTTGTTGTTTTTCCGCTCTGCCGACCCATTTTGCCTATGACAAACCTATGGTCGCATAACTTTTTTACAAGTCTTTCCTGGTATGGATATAATTCAAAAGGTGTTATACCCTTGTCAAGGGTGACTACTTTAACATAGTTTTTAGCAAAATAGATAGGATCATTGGCGCACTTGAGATATTCTTCCACCTGTTCTTTGGTGAATTCTATTTGAACGCCAGCTGGCTTTAGATTTTTATTTCCAAGATAACCTGGACCTCTACTCTTCTTTATCGCCATCAATCACATCCTTATTCTGCGCTCTATCACGATTTATCAAATTTTGAAGATCTGTCGTAGAACCAACATAAATTGAATTGTTGGTGATGTTTGTTATCTTTTCTCTTTCTATATTCGCATTCTTTTCGTGCATGACAATTAGGTCTTTGTTGATGTCTGAAATAGTTTTCAATAAAAGAGCAGCAACTTCATAGGCTCTTGGTGAATCACTTGCTTCTGCAACTTTCATAATACCATCTAAAGCATCCATTCCATCATTTATCAATGACTTCATATTTGTACGCGCAAGAGAAAAATCAACATCAAGCTTTTCGGCCTTGATCTTCTTTGCTTCTTTTTTAATCTCTTTTGATGGCTCTGGGACTATCGCAGCGTCATAATTTATGTCTAAAGCCTTTGAGATCTTGTCGATTGGATCATCTTTCATAATATGTTATTCCACTTAGTGTAGATGAATCTCCAGTATAACCTATGGAGAATATCTTATAATCATTATCAGCAGTAAGACCTTCAAACAATTCCATATTAACATCCTCTATAAGAATAGTTGATGTATCTTTGATTGGACCATAGACATAGGTCTTGATTGTGAAATCAAAAACACTATTTACAGTTCTTCTGTCATCGAAGCTACCTTCGTAATCTTCTACTACATTTATATTGTTTAAAATAACTGGAACAGCCACTCTTGGATTTAGCGTATTCATATTAACATGAACGGTAAAATCTGGAGTGAAGAATGGAACAATTTGTTCAATTATCTGTAGATTATCGTCTATGTTTCTTGAAAATAGATACATTCCAACATTTATGATGTATGGAACTTCTATGAAAGAGCTGTAATTAACCTCATTTACATTTTTTATTTTTGTCTGTAATCTATTTAATTTTCTCTGGGAATCGTAAAGAAAACCAGTTATTTCAAAACCCATTCTTGGTAATGTTATTTTTGTATGGGTCTGATCCGTAAGACCAGACTCACTCTTCAACATTTGGACGAACTTTTCTTTTGGTCCATAGGTCAAAGGAACTCTTGATGTTTCTGTTACTTCACCAGCGGAATTTTTTCTATTAAAATAGATTTGATTGAATAAAGAACCAAAGGCTATTATGGTTTTTCTTATTGATTCGTTATAAAATGGTTCAAATCTGGTAAACATTAATAGAATCCTTCAGAGAATGGATCTTTTTCCGAGAAATCAAAAATATTATTAGTATTATCTAGAATATCCAACTGTCTATTATCTAAAGCAGACTCAAGAATTTCTGGATCCTTGCTGACATTTATTATTGTTGTTTCGGAAGAAGTAACATCATAACCAACAGTATCTGATTCGTTATATAAATTAGTACCAGAAACTAAAGTACCAGTCTCATCTGAGACATAAAGTAATCTTGTTCCTCCTTGGACGAAATCTACAACAGTGGCGGAATAGGTATTATCAGAATAGCTGTTTCCTTGATAAACGAATTCGCCCTTCTTAAAGTTAGTTGCAGATTCTCTTTGTGTACCAAGAGTGATCTTGGTCAAGAACATCTTTCTCTTATCTTCTACGGCATCCACATCAGTAATTCCTGTTTCGATTTCTTCGTTGGAGTATGTGAAGGCTTCACATGTCAATGTGTAGGTTGTCAATCCACCGTGTTGATAAAATGGAATTTCATCTTCGACATAATTGATTTCGAAAATATGTTTTGAAAGTGGAAAATAGATCAAATCACCAGGTCTTGGTTTTTTAATCAATGGTTCTCTTGTTCTTATTTCTTGATTGAATCTTGTGATTGCAACCTGTAAAGTGAGTTTATCTGTAATCTCAATACCAAATTTAGAAATCACATCTCTTTGACCATCGAATCTTTGAACATCCTGTACATACATTTCTATCATGTAGGCTTTGGTGAATTTTGACATCGTGTCTTCGCCAAAGAGTCTATCTAATTTTAGATATTCTCTTGGAATATAATAAACATCCCTACCCATTGCTTTGATCGTTTCAATGGTAAGGTCGTTTACTAGACTCTGTTCATTCTTAAAATCACCAAAAAATGGATTAATTGCCATGATTATCCTACATAAAAGTCTACTGGAAGTTCATACGCTCTCATTAATTCTGTTTCTATTTGTGTTATTTCACCAACAGCTTCAGCATAGATTTGAGCACCTTTAAGTGTTATTCCGCCAGGAAGTTGAACTCCATCATATTTCGCCATGTTTGATCCCCATTGTCTTTTGATCAATGCGGTAACATATTTCTTCAACATACGATCATTGTAGATTTTTCTATATTTTTCTGGATCTAGTATGACATAGGTCTGTAGAATGATATAATCACCAGCATTGATCGTTGAGAGATCGCCATCTATGTAAATTCTACCAGTAACACGGCTAAAATTTATAGCCTTTTCTGGCTGAAAGAAATCTTCAATTAATTTAATATATCTTTTCGTGGAATCATATGCAGCCAAACCATGGGAATGACCATTTCCAACAGAAGTATTGACACCAAAGTAATCAACCAATGCCAATTGATATTTCAAATCGAACATATCGACATTGGCAAAATTTCCGAACTGGAACAACTTAACTACAGTTAAAATGTCATTTCCATCTGGTCCGTCGCCACCAGGACCATTGACTGGTCCTAGATTTGCTACCTCAATATACTTGTTTTGAATATCGTCTGCGGTTATTTGATAACGAAAGAATGCTTTTTCAGCACCATCAAAATGATATTCAGCAAAGAATTCAAGGGCTTCATCAAGCCTATCCTCACATTGCTGACGATCAACATTAATTGTGATAACAGGATAACCTAGCGTCCTAAACGCATAGTCAATGAGTTCGTCTCTTGTACTTGGTCCTGCCATGAAAAACTCCTATTTTATTTATAAGAGTTTTTACTTTTTAGTTGGAGTTGGCTTTGGTGGCTCATGTGTTGTTACTGGAATATTTTGTATATCAGTGTAATTTATTTTATTTTCAATATACCAGCGACGAGTGATTGGACCTTCCCCTTCGTCTGGCTTTGATTGTTCATAATTTGTAAATCCTGGCATTTGTAAAGGGCAATTTAATTTTGGATAATCCAATTTCGAATATTTTTCACCTTCTGCGACCAGCCATGTTCTTTCACGATCACCACATCCACATCCACCACAGAAATGCTTTCCTGGTGTCTTAGATTCCTTCAGGTGTTCACATGGGGGAAGAACTCCACCTTGATTTTGATTACCAAAGCAGGAAAGAACTCTCAATTGCTTTACTGGAACATTTACTTTATTATCTTGGAGTCCTCTTGATGCTATTGCCGTTGCGAAGCTTTGAAGCATCGATATATTTTTTTTTACAAGACTCTGTTCTTTGATCTCTTGTTTGCGAAACTCTGGCTTTGGTTCCGAGGGTTGTGCTGGTTGTTGCTTGTTTTTGTTTTTGTTACAATTACATCCCATTTTAAAACTCCTTATTCAATCACTATTTTTCTGAACAACATAAAATTTGCTTCTGAATTGATTGTTGTGGCAAAAATTCTTCCAAAATTGCCACCAGCAAACATATCCTGTCCATAAAAGAATCTAAATCCATCAAATTCATTTTTACCTACAGGATTTTGACTTAAGTATTTATCGGTAACAAAAGTGGTAGATACAAAAAGTTTATTCAAAGTCAACTTGTCTGATAGAGCGGTATAGTTTTTGTATTGTTCTGCAAAAAACATCATCTCTATTATAGAGGGTATGTAATAATCAACGAAACCATTACGAAGTTTTCCAGCAAAGGTATTGATTGTTCTTGAAGTTATTTTATAACCACCAGGAGCATCACCATAACAGTTCAAATAACCATCATAATATGATGATGTATATGTAAAGTTTGCATCTGCTTGAGATAATATCCTAGCAGTAAAGAAAGATTTATTTACTATTAAAGCCCATTTCTTATGGGGGGATTCGTTTGAAACACTGATTACAGTAGATTCTGGTTTTGAATAGTTCAAAGCACCGTAAACTCTTGAATATGATGTAGAGTTTGTTTTCTTTGGTTCAAAGGTTCCAATATAAATTCCTCCTTGGAACTCATCACCAACAGAAAGTCCTAAAGAATTGAACTCTGCTTGGGTGTATGATATTGGATTCACATAACTATTTGTTTTTGTATATGATTTTGGTGCAAAAGAATCAGAACAATAAAGAACTTCATCCTCACCTGGATCTACCCAATAACCAGAGCAAAGATATTCTGGAGATATAGTACAGGAGTATTCTAATGTTTCTGTGTCTAGTGTATAACAAGGTCCAAGAGGATCCTCTGCAAATGCAGCATTGGCTGATAATAGTTGTGAAGTTACGATACCAGAATCACATGTGGCTTCTTCAATGCTCTCTAATAATTTCTTTCCGCAGACTTCATTTGGTTTGAATACTGAATCAGCAAATGGATCACCTGGTCCAGATTCAATTAAAACAGTGTTTGCACATTCTCTAGCG